GCGGTTCTGTTGATAACTCTTGTTACACCGGCATTTCGTCCAGCTTCGCCAATCGCCTGATTTCCGCCTCGCTGTGACCGTGCGCCATCCAATCGGCCAGCACCTGACGACAGCGCTTTATCATGTCCTCGCGTGCAATCGGCAGACGTTGGATGCGCCAGATCAGCCTGGCGCCACAATGCAGGCACGTCGGGCAGTGATCCGGATACGCCGGGCCGGCTCTGGTTCGTTCGCAGCATTGGCACATTCATCACAAGCCCACCAGGTCGCCAAGCACCCAAAGGGCGCGCTTGATGGCAGCTTCCGGCACATCGCCACCGGCACGAACGTAATCCAGCACAGCAGCAGCGGCCAGCTCTTCGGCGTTGTATCTGTCCCGCATCAAAACACCTCAAAATCTTCTTTTTTCGGTTTATCAATGCCCAACGCATCGCGTGCGAAATCGAGCGTCGTTGGATTGATTCGCTGGCCTGCATCAAACCGGCCTATGATTCGCCTTGCCCATTCGCGGCCATCCGTGGATTCGGAAATTGCTGCACGAACCGGCACCAGCTTGGCAAGCTCTGCGGCAACACGCTCAGGATCGGCCTTCGGCTCGGGCAATCGCGGCAATTCAGGCGTCGGCGCCCGCCTGGCCAGATTGCGGAACTCGATAACGTTCGGCGCCCGCTCTGGCAGGTTTTCCAGCGCCCAGGCCAGCGCGTGCAGGTGGTTTTCAAACCCGTCCAACTCATGCGCCCAGACGGCCTTCAAATCGCTCTCAGGCGTGCCTTTGTAGCGGTTCAAAAACTCGGTGCCATAGGTGGCGTTCAGGCGCTGGAAAAGGCGATCCACAGCTTTGACAGACAAACTCATGCTGCAATCCTCACGGTGTCGGCTTCGATGATGTTCAGGTGTTGCGGCAGTCCGTTCGTCAAGTCTGGATGCTGCTGGCCAGTCATCCGTTGCCACTTTTCCTTCGCGTTTCGTTCGTCGCGCTCGGCGAAGGTTTCGTGCCGATCATTCCGCCCTGATCGGTTTTGCTCTTTCGCCAGCCAGCGATTGATGAACGATTCAATGCCGCGCCTGGTTTTGCGGTTTGTTGGGTTTGCCAAGCACCAGGCGCGCATTTCCCGCAGCTTTTGAACCACGTTAACAGCCGGGTAGGCGGATTCCCATTCGCTGACATGGGATTGATTTACGTCAAAGTCGGTTCTGTCGTTCAGCGGAAGTGAAACGATGGCAGGCAGAGCGACGCAAAGCGGCGCGGAGCTACCTTCTGTCTCTTTCTCTGTCTCTTTCTCTGTCTCTTTCTCTGTCTCTTTCTCTGTCTCTTTCTCTAGTGTCCCATCGTGATATCGCGGTGATATCACGGTGTCCAGCCAGTGAGAAAGCTCTGAGACACTCTGTATCAGCACCTTTTCTGTGCATCTTAGCCTGAAACACAGTGTTTTTGTCTCTGGCAGATATCCATCGTTTTCACTCGCTATGAGCCAGAGCATCACCAAAATTTTGGCGGACTGTGCTGGTAGTTCGTGCCAATGGATATCGTCAAGCAAATCACGGTACAGCTTGATCCACGGCGGGCGCCGGTCTTTGAAATGCTGGAATTGCTCCCAGCCCTTGATGCGCAGGGTCACGCAGCCTCCTTGATCTGTTCAAAAAGGCCGTGCTGCTCTTTTGTGGCGTCTTCAATGTTCAAACATGCCAGCTCAAAATATTGCGGCTTCAGCTCCGTTCCAACGAATCGGCGTCCCATCCTGACGGCGCTGTAGCCCTCGCTGCCAATGCCTGTGAACGGTGAGAAAACCAGATCGCCTTTGTTTGTCCAAAGATGGATGCACCGCTCGATCACATCGAGCTGGAGCGGGCACATGTGCTTTTCGTCGTTCTCGTCGCGGGCCGGGAGTTTGTTCAGCGTGCGGCCCTGGTTGATGTCCGTCCACACAGGCGATGCGTACTTCTGCCAGAGCAACACTGGCAGGTCATCGCCGTGAGTGACCCGTTCTTCGCAGTCGCCAGGCTTACGCATCGTCACCACGTAATCCGGCAGGCCCATGCGGCTCATGGTGCTGTTTTCACGGATGGTTTTGTGCAGCAGTCCGAGTGCCTTCGTTCGCTGCATGGCCACTACAGGGTCTTTCCAGATGCAGACTTCGGAGTGGTAAATAAACCCGGCATCCTCAAAAGCACGGATCAATGCACCCCGGAAGTCACGGATACCGATGAATCCTTGCCGCATCTTCGTCGTCGGAAGGTTCATGCAATGAAATGAGACATTGCGCCCCGGCTTCAACACCCTGAACAGTTCCGTAATCAGATACCGCAACTGAGCGACAAACTCAGCGTCGTCCTTGCAGTTCCCCATGTCGTGATCCGAGTTTGAATAGACAAACAGATCGGCGAACGGAGGGGAGAACACGGAGTAGTCAATAGAGTTGTCCGCCATGCGACTCGCCCACTTCACGCAGTCGCCAAGGTGAACGGTGTAGCCATCTCCAGTTACGGTGGCTTCAACGTATTCATCGACGATGTTTGCCTGCCCTGCCAATTCGTTGTTCATGATGTCCTTCATGTGCTCGACCATGTTTGCGCTCATCTCGTGGTGCTGAATCTCCTTGCGCTTGAGGTTCGCCAGGATCTGGCCTTCGTTCTCTGCGGTAAAAAGGTGAACGTGGACAGACCGCTTTTGCCCAAAGCGATAGCAGCGGCGCACGGCCTGATAAAACTTCTCGAATGAGTCATCCAGTCCGACGAAGGCCATGCGGGCACAGTGCTGCCAGTTCATGCCAAACCCGGCAATCTTTGGCTTGCTAATCAGCACTCGGAAATCACCATGCGCGAATCCGAGCAGGTGCTTGGCCTTGAACTCTGGACTGTCAGAACCTTGGACGTTGACCGAGCCAGGAATCAACTGCTGGAGCAGTTCGGCCTCGTCGTTAAGGTGGCACCAGATCAACCACGGCTCTGACGTGTCTGCGTTGACGACGTTGGCCAATGCCGCGCAGCGGGCTTCAATGCTGTCTCGCTGTGCTTTCCTGCGCTCGGCAAGGCCCATGGCAGGACGGCCAAACAAATCGCCATCAAGGCTTTCAGTCTGGACAACATGCTCGGAATACTGGATCGGCAGCAGGTTGTAGCGTGATCCATCAAATCCAATGTCTGACGGGTTGCGAACGACAACCGCCCAATGCCCCATCCACTCCCAGAACTTGGATGCTCCCCATCCCTTGAGCCGCCATGTTCCAGTGTCGCCGGTATCGTTGACAAAGTACGTGGCCAACATCTCCGTGCGAGTCATCACGCCGAGGAACTCGCATTGATTCCCCAGTTCCTCAAAGTCGTTCGGGCTTGGCGTGGCAGTGCAACTCAGGCGATACGGGACGCCCTGAGCCGATTCAATGATCTTCGTGCGCGTCTTCCCGTCGTGAGCCTTCAGGATTGACGATTCATCCAGCACGATCCCGCCAAGCTGCGAGAAATCTACGGAGTCGATGCGCTCATAGTTGGTGATGTACACATGCGGGCCGAATACATCGGCTCCCGTGTGTTTTTCAACATGAATCCCAAACGTGGAGCCTTGTTCAATCGTCTGCTCAGACACCGCCAACGGGGCCAAGATCATTACCGGCATCCCTGTGTGAGTAGCAACCTCTGACGCCCACGAAAGCTGCATCAGCGTCTTACCAAGCCCGGTATCGGCAAAGATGGCAGCGCGGCCACGACGCACGGCCCACGAGACAATCGCGTGCTGGAAATCAAAAAGATGCTCGTTCAAGTCTCCGGGCTTGTGCCCTGTTGCAACTTCTGAGCGTCTTTTAGACTTCACGAACTGCTCGTATCCGTCTAAAATAGAATCAGCCATATCACTCCTTCTTAGTGGTTTTGGTTAGAAGCGCCAGCCTGATCCGCTGGCGTTTTGCTTTGCTTACACACGCTTCATCGCTTTTGCCGTGCTGACATGCTTTGCAAGCGCTGGCTTAGGCGCCAGCACGCTCTCGGCCCTGCTCTTTGCCTTGCTGACATGCACCAGCGGCCGAGGCTTGATGTCTATCAGTCGGCCCATGCCGTGAATCG